TACGCCCAAATAATTTAATCCCAAGTTCTTCTGTCATATTGCTAGCTCTTCTTGAACCGGAGGGTTCCAACATTCAACTTCAAGCAGCGGTTTATCATAGAGTTCCAGCTCTTCTTTAATCTCCACACCAAAATCCAACTCAAATTGTTTTCTTCTGACTGGTGACTTGTAAAGAATGTGTCCTATTTCACTGTCTTCTGTTGCTTTATGGAATGTTAATATTCTTCTTTTTGCCGTTACTGATAAAGCACTGTACTTACCTTTAAGAAACTTCTCGATATCATCAAAGTCGGCCGTCTTAAAGTTAAAGATAAACATAGTGTACTGATAGTCTGGTTCCAGTGCTCTAACGAACATTGGATGTTTTCTCAAACTCAACTCAAACTGTTTGTAGTCCTCTGTGTTAAAGAAACGATAAACTATTCCAAGCTGTGGTACTGAATCTATGTCTAATAGGTAACAGTTAACGAAATATTGATTCCACCTCATAGTTTCTTTAGAATCCATTACTAATGGAGTGATAAAGTAACTAGTCTTTGAACGAACAGCAGTGTTTAACTGATACACGCCTTTCTTCTGGTTAATACATTTGATGTCTACAATGCGATAAATCTGCATCTCTTGACCAATCTTAACGTAGACCTTATTTTGTTCAACAGTGTCTACGAATTTCTTTTGATTGATGACAATAGCTGTGATTTTCTGACCAGTGTAAACTGTGTTAACAGAATCGGCAGTAATAGTTAACCTTACTGATCGCCCATCTAAGACTTCGAGTAGAATCTTATTAGTTGCTGAGAGTTGAATTATCTCAGAGTAGATCATAATACGTCAATTACACGCTTTCCTTCATTCTGATAAACAGATGCAGGGTAATCAAATAAATTATTCTCAGTGTGCCACTTAAATTCTTCAATTAATTGATGAATTCCTTTAATCTTCTTACCGTAACGTGTTATTCCACCAACCCATGCAGTTGAAATCATCTGAGCTGGAGCAACCCAAATCATTGGAGCTTCAAAGTCATTGATTACAATAAACAGTGTTTCATTTGAGACCTTGTAGCCTCTAACTAATACGTCCTGATGAGTTTGCCTAATAGCTTCCTGATACAGTGCTGCTTGAATGTAATACCTGTAGCTGATAAATGAGTGTTCGAAATCTGATAGTGGTTTACTAGTGGTCTTCAAGTCAACTACAGTAATGGTCTTAGCATTGTGGTCAATGTAGATACAGTCTAACAATGATTTGAAAGGTACATCTTCAATCTCAAAATAGCATGGAACTTGAAATTGTAGTTCAACATTCTTCTCACGTTTCATGAAGTACTTTCCTACGTAGTCGTTAGACACTAATCTAGCGATGTAAGACTGTGCTTTATCATAGTCTGCTTGAGTTATTACTAACCTGTCACCGGCTTTAGCTAAGACGTCGAGATATGGAAAACATACCTCTTCAAACTTAGCCAACACAGTCTCAGCTTTCCAGTTCATCTGATACTGGACTTTAGCGCGAGCCTGCAGAATGACTTCAGTCACATCTACTAATTTGTAGTCCGGTGGCAATTCTACAGCCATGAATTCATCCAACCATTTACCCATAGCATCACCCGGCTTAGGAATTGGTGTGATGTAGAATCTGTAGTCAAATAAATCTGGCGTGTAAGCCAAGCAATCTACTAATGAACCAAACGTGAAGAAATCTTTCTCTTCGGTTCTATCATTTTGCAATGACTGTGGGTTGCTGTCCATTGCAGACAGTCGGCTGTAACTACAGGATTTATTTTCACGATACTCTTTAAGTTGTTGTAGCATTATTATCGTTTTGCTTATTGGGTTTCACCTTACAATATTTTTCAGCGAAGTAGTTGGGATCATTAGCACACTTTTCTAACTCTTCAGACATAGCTTTTTCAAAAGCCTCTAATCCAGCATCGTTAGTGTGCACTACCCAATCACCAGCGTCTATTCTATGAATCATTTTAAGGTTTTAAAATGGGACTATGGAAAGCTGTCGCTTATTACGAAGGATACAGTCCGACGTTGCTACACAGCTTCCATAGGTGCCCACAGGTTAAATTAAGCTAAACTTGCTACCTTTTCATCTAACAGCGCTAATCCCGGAGGAGTAGTTCCAGTAAGTTGAATGAAGTCAAGAATAGTCTGAACTTTATCTTCTTCTTCAATCTGTTCTTTAAGTAATCCTTCAATCCAAGCAGCTGTAATAGCGTCACCTTCTTTAAGACACATCAGATAGATATCAGTCAGTGCTTTAGAGGTTCCTACTTCAATCTTCATTACATCTTGAAACAGAAGGTCTGGAGATGAGTAGTTAACTACTGGTGCTTCTTGTGCTGAGATTACAAATAAACAGTTACGATCAGCAAGATAAGATGCAATAATCATCTTATGCTTAGTCTCATCTTCTGATGCAGCGTACATCCATTTAGCAATACCACGATACTTTCCAGCATCACAATAACCAGCCATTTGGAGATAGATACGTGAGTTACGCTCCTCATGTGCTAACTGCGCATTAAGAGCCTTAGTGATTTTTTCTGCTAACATTAAATTGCATTTATTTCAGCAATATCAGCCTGAACTGCTTCTACTGATTCGCCATAAGATTCAACAATCTCTTTACGCATTACAGCCCACTCTTCATCTGTCTTAGCAGCGTAGGTTGATGAGTTGTAGATTGAGCCGTTTGTTCCACCCCAAGCACTGTGGGTGAAATACTGAAGAAGTCTCAATGCTCCATCACCATCAGCAATAGCTACGATGTGCATCGGATCAACAAATACATCAAGAGTTTCACTACCCTGACGCTGGTAACCACGAACATAGGTCAATCCACCAACATGCAGTCCTTCAACACAAGACACATGGTCATTAGTGTTCACATACTCCCATCCCGGAAGTCTTACAATGCAACCAACTTTAATCAAATGCGCAGCATCCTTGTAGCCATTAGCACCCTCACAGAAGAAAGCATCGCCACGATCATGCATTACACACGGTTCAAACAGGCGCTCTTCGTTAGTAGCAGGCACTTCAGTCTTAATAAGACCTGTGTCAGGATCAATAGTTTTAGCGTAGCGATCAACCTTCACCTTATTGCCGTTAGCATCGAGTGACCACTTAGTTGTGATTTCGTCAACCACTTTGTGAGTGCAAAGAAGTCCTTCCATTGTGATAGAAAGGTCTTTTACTGTTGACATCTTGTGGGCAACTTCCTCTGAAAGACCCTGCTCATCCATAAGCTTTTCAGCTTTGTCATGGTTGATGAAATCCTTGTCAATGTAGTTTGCGAAACGTTCTGCGAATTCTACACGACCTTCTTTATCAAGACCACGCAGTTTAGGATTCCTCAAGAAACGTACCCAAGCCTTAACAATAGGCATGAAATCAATGTCCTTCTCAACTGATTCGATAATCTTGTCAGCAAGTACTTTAGGCATTGCGATAGATGACTGCTGGCCTTCACTTACAAGGAAGAACTCTTCAGTCATTGGATTAACTACAAGCCAAGGACATTTAGTTTCAATGACCTTTTTGTAGTCTTCTTTAGTCAACGATGAAAACTCACCATAGACCATTTTCAATTCATCAACAGAAGTAGCTGCATCTGCACGAACTTTCAACGCTTTCATAGCATCGTAACGTTCCTTAGTAAATGTTACTACAAACTGTTCTTTACCATATGATCCAGAGATCATACCTTCACTTACATTAATGTTAATCATAGTTTCAACTTTTTGTCGACAAAGTTAATAAAATTATTCATCTTCTTCTTTAGTTAATTCTTCTGCAATTGCAAGTTCTTCAGGAATCTGAAATACATCTAACCCTTTAGCCTTTAAAATGATTTCCAGTAGTTTGATAGCTTCAACAGGCATTTCAGGTCTGTCGTAACGATAGTTTTCTGTTAAGTTTGGAATCAAATTAAATAGCGGGTGAATTTCAGAAATGTACTCTTTTAATAGTTCTAGTCTTTCAAGTTCTACAAGTTCAAGTGTGTTAGCATCAACTGCAGATGGTGTACCAAAGAACTCAGTACTCTTCTCAGCAATCAACTTAGGATCATCGGTTACTTTAACAAACCTTTGAAACTGTGCACACTTTTCTAATGTACTAACCAACTCGGCTTCGATAGCCCATTTAATCTCTGTTCTGAGACGCAATGTGTGGTCGTAATACTTGTCTTTGTAGTTTAACAGGTAGTCATAAATCCTCTTAACATCTGGATTTATTTCTTTGTAGTTCAACAAGAATTTGTAGTCGTTAGTTAGTCCTTTAGATAATACACTACCAGTCATGTACTTAACAACTTCTTCACTCATGGTAATAACGTTTTCTTCTGAAATGTTAAAGAAGAACTTAGATACATGTTCAGCATGTTTACAGATGATTTTTTCAAGTTTTCTACTTACCTTAATTACAGCGATGTCTTTGTTGTACCAAGCACCAGCACTTTCACCAAGTACTCTACATGCAGCTCTGATTTTATCTTTATCTTCATCAAAGCCATAATAGATTCTCGTAGCCAATGTTGGTAAATCAACCGCTTTTACTTCATGAACTTCCCACACAAGTTCTGTGTGCCAGCCAACAACTTCAGCTCTAGGAGTTTGAATCACAACTAATCCATTGAGTTTCCTGTAAGCCTCACCAACTACAGACACATTAGCAGCTTCAGCAGCCTCTAATGTTTCAGTTACTTTCATGAAATCTTCAGGTACTTCAACTGCATCATAATCTAAGAGTTCAGTTGATGCTGACAAAAAGCCAACAATCTTATCTCTCTTAGCTACTTTCTCCCAAAACTTGTCTTCAGCATCTTTCAATTGAGCATCAACTGTTCCTTTAAGTTTCAGTTCTCCAAGCATCTTCTCAAGCATGTCATCAGCATCAAGTACTTGAATCGTTATGAACGGCTCACTTTGGCTTAGAAATTTGTCTTTAGTGTTACTAGTGTTACCAGTTTGCGAGTAGACTTTACGATTGATGATGTTAGACCAATGCTCTACTATCGACCTGTTAATCTCTAACTTAGAGCCTCTGTGTGATTGATATTGACTTACAACTCTAACATTAAGACCCCAAAACATGCGTTCTGGTTGCTCGAATTTGATAGATTTGTCTTTCGGATAGACTGGTTTGATAGCATCCCGGTCAATCATTCGCGCCAATTCATACAAAGGAGTCCCGTAGGCGATGTTTGAGAGCACAGTGGAACATTTCCACACCCACTTTAAGAAGTCGTCCTCAGTGAGCTGTTTTGCCACTATTTCACTAGCTTCTTGAGTTACATTCTTAGTGATCCCCAGAAGATACTTTTTAGTGTCATCATTCCACACAATGTCCTCACGGTTTGGAGTTACAGTTACACCATCGTTAATGATGATCTCGTTACCATCATCGTCTTTAGTAGTAGCTTTAGCTTGAACTTTCAATGCAACTGCACCGTGACGTTGTTCCAGCTCCAACTCTTTGTAGTTAATCTCGTTGTAACAGACTCCGAAATTACTCTCTTTGTCTTTTACTAAGATAAGATGTGGTCTACTGTACTGACTGTTACGGCTTATTACTAAGTTCTCCGATTCATAGAGAATTCTAGCTTTAAAGTCGATTTCTCTATTGTAACCATCAGCACTTTCAACAAAGAACTTAATGCCGGGTAGATACAATAATTGTGATTCAACTGCCTCAATGTACTTCTGCTTATTAAGCTTCTTTACTGGTACTACAATTTCAGTGTAATTCTTACTTGTTGATTCTTCGTAATAAACTACTGCTCCGTTCTTAAATGTGACTGACTTATTTTGAAGACCTGTGTCTTCATTAAGCAGCCCAATAAGTGACTCTGCTTTATCAGCAAAAACATTAAGTTTAAAGAGCATTCCATTGTAACATGTAATGGTAGTGTAGAATGGTGTCATTGTTGCCAGAGGTGCTTTTCCTCCTAATCCGAAGCCGCCCATTAGTTCCTTAGAATTCCTCTTAGAACTGTAGCCTAGACGTAGTGTAGATTCAAGCCTCTTTGGTGACATTCCAACACCGTTATCTCTAACAGTGAAAGTGTCAACAAAACCCATTCCTTCATTCTCCTTGTAGGTGATTATTACATCATTGTCTTCTGTGTTAAGCCATTCTGGACTGTAGTAACTTAAATCGAACCTACTGTCTTCAAATTCTTCACCTTTCTTCTCAATGAAATAATCTTCTACTTTCTTTTTTCCTGTTAGAATCTCTAATGCTATTTCTTTCTCTCGTTGAGCGTCAACTGCATTAGAAGCAAGTTCTCTGACAGTACTGGGAATTGGTTTAGAGTAGTTAAAAGTTTGCACCATGTTAAGCACAATTCTCATACTCTTTTCATCAATTGTCTTTTTAATACCAGCACCGCCTTGATTGTCGATTGATAGTTTTTGGATACTCATTAAATAATATTAGTGTCCATGAATTTAGTTTTGATGTGGTTGTAAGACGCCAGTCCGTCTCTATCTAAATGTGTGAGTGGTACTTTCATTGCTACACTATCAATATTCTCACATTTAATCCTTGACCTAGTGTAGCCAAGCCACAAGTCGTTTAATGCTAGACATGTGTGGTGGTAACAACGATCTAGTTCTCCAATTTCTAGATACCACACCGTTTTATCTCTTACCCCAATACAGATACAAACAGTAGCACTATGATAGCATCCAGTGTTGACAAATACATCACCTCTTTCAATTCTCATATTCTTTAAGAATCTTAGCTGCAAATAAGTTTCTAATAGAAACAAGTTGCTTATCGAGATCATTTATTACATCAGTTAAGTTAAAATATTGATTGCCTTTAACTATTAATGCAATAACATCAATATCTAGTGAATGAACTTCAGTTTTAGTTGGTCGCGTGTACCAGCCTTGAACTAAGAAAGTTGAATCACCTATTACAACTTCTTTCTCGAATTTTTCTTTTGGATTTACCCAGATTGCTTTCATAGATTGAATTTTTCTTTAATTTGTTCAATTACTTCTCTGCATTCTTTTTGATTATGAGGTACGAAAATCCATTTGAGTTTTGAGCGTTTCATAATAGACTCATTCTTTACGTAACGCTTGAACAGCTTCATTCTCAGGCCAAAACTATCAGTTGCGAATCCCTTTGTCTCAACAATTACTGGATAGTCAACCATTTCAAAATCTGGTGTGTAATGAATCGGTCGAATCTTCTCATCAAGATACTCAAATCCTTCTACTATTTGATATTTCTTCGCCTCATAAGTAAACTTCTCTCCAAGTTTCTCTAACTGTTGATACATGTAAACTTCAAGCATTGACTTGAACCATATGTTATCATAGAACAGTTTAGGATTCTTTCGAGCAGTTACATTTTTGATTTTACCAGCACCTTTAACTCGTTTGATCATAAGTCTTTGATTGCAATAAGATATTCCTTCATTGAAATCTCCCCAAGTTGTAGCTGCGCTGTAAGTGAGTCATAGTCATTTATTCTGCCTTCATAACGTGGTGCAGGCATTTCTTCCCATTTAAAACAATCTGCTGGTGTTAGCGGGTGAGTTTTGAAGTAACTTTCAGCGTAAGTTGAGGGGTTGTCGAGTAACCATCCAAACGGTCTTTCATCAAAAATTCTTCCCGGTATTGGATAACCGCCAATACGATCTGTTTTTGTTATTTTTTGATACGGATTAATCATCATTAAGTAGTCTTATTGATCTAATGTTAATTAAACTCTTTCCATCACTGTTAAATTCTTTTTCTATTTCCAACCTAACTAATGCTTGAGTGTCGAGTCGATAAACTTTGACATTAGATGTTGGTTTGTTGAACTGCTTGTAGTCGATGATACAGATGTACCTTCGTTGTTCAATTGGAATCATACTAATTGTTTCATTAAATTAATTGATTTATCCATTCCATATTTTCTTACGTAATCACTAATGTCTTTTACATTCTCTTCTTGCGGCAAGTAGAAATAGGGTAACTCAAACTGATTTGAGAACCTCTGTGCATTAGATACTCCAGCGTCATCATTGTCAAAGAATATTACCATCTGTTTGTAGCGACCTAAAAACTTCTGCCACACAAGTTCAGGAATCCATGATGCTTCATTATTAGGTGCTACTGAGTAATACCCCATGTTACGAAGACACATGATGTCCTTTAAGGACTTCGTTATGATTAACAACTCATGGTGCTTAGGGATGTTTGCAATCCCCTGCACCACAGTGTTGTCAATATTACTTATCCATTTGGTCTTCGATAATGGCTGGTAAATCTTGCGAAGAAGTCTCCCATTGTGGTAATAATAGTCATATGAGTAAGACCTATCAGCTGAATGACAGTGAATGCTATTAACCCAATAATCAGTAATGGGATGAACATTAAAGTCCTCAAGCAAGTCTTTATTAATTCCATAATTTTCATACCAATAGTTTTTGTCTTTTATTAACCAGTTTCTACGCTTAATCTGCAAGATAGTTCTCTTACCTAGAGACTTCTCAAGAGATTCACCAGAAGTTTGAATTACATGTGATTGGTTTACTTTATTAACAAGACCGAAATCTGAGGCTACTATGTCAAGAGCATCACGATAACTTACGTGATACTTTCGCATTATGTAGCCCCAGATGTTGACGCCTTTATCTGGTGAACCAAAGTCCTTGTAAAGTAGGAATCCACCGAAGTCTGTAATCTTACAGCTTGGATTTACCTCTTTACGAAATTCAGATTTAAAGAACTCGTCTTGTTTAACAAAGTTTGGGCTGTATTTCCGAAACAGTTCGTCTTCTGAGACTAACTCTAGAATCTGCTCCTTTGTTACGGAGTAATGGCCCCTGATCATGGTTTATGCCCACTCACTTTTAGCTTCAACAGTGTTTACTGTTGACTCCTCATCAGGAGTAGGAACATTAGGCTGAAACTCCTTAATGTCGTAAGAATACGTCACACCTTTAGGGGTGTAGTTCTTCAGCGATTTAGTCCAACCAGTTACAGCTGTAACATAAGCAGGAGTAAAGTGAATTGGAGCAACTTCTTGGAAATACTTACCATCAGCAGATTCACGAACCCACATCATAGCACGTACTTTATTGTCAGCAAACTTAGGATTAGCCAACACATCACGGAGTTCTTTAACGTTACCCCTGAAGATATCAGGCCATGTTTCGAGGAACACCTCTTCTGTAGCTGCACTGTTAACCCATGCACGGAGAAACTTAATAAGCTGCTCTTCTCCGATGTAAGCTTTACGCACTCCAACCATCTTGAACCAATCATAGTTCGGCTGTTCGTCAACTCCACATGTTGCAGTTGATCCAAAATTGTTAATGTACTTAGTTTTAGTTCCTTCTTTGAAACTCTCATTTTCATTCCTTGCGAATGTAGTGAACTTAATAGGACGAGTCTGCTTTTCACCCTGAAGCCAAATGTCAATCCTTGTGAACGGACTGCTGTTCTTATCTACTCCAAGATACTCAGGTTCTTTCTGAGCATTGATACCGATTGCTACCAACTGTTCCATGTTAGGATTGATAGCTATTACTTTAAACTTGTCAATACCGATAAGCAGTTTGTTCTGACTTACTACTTGTTCATTACCTTCGTGACCATTAATTGCCATAATTAGTTAATTTAGTTAGGCGTTAGATTGTTGTTGCTTCTTCTGCGGGCAGTTCTTCAATTTTAATATCATTTACAATCGTGTAGCGTTTTGCTCCGCGAACCGGGAGTTTGTAACCACATTCTACGATGATTGCTTTTACTTCTTCTACTGTTAATTCATGTGCATCTGCAGCAAGTTCAAACTTGTCTTTAACAACATCACCAACTTCTGTTCCGCGATGTTTAATAAAGCCCATGTCTTCTAAAGCCTGAGTCATTACTGCTGTGCTTAAATTGTACTTCATTCCCAGCTCTGCAGCTGATGCACCCATTGCACGTTCGAGTGCGATACGGGATTTTACTAGAGTCACAACTTGTGACGTTGATCCTTCAATCATTTGTTTAGTTTTTCAATGGTTATTAATTGTAATATTCATCAATCTTTTTACACACGTAAGCCAAGTCGTTAGGGATGTAGCGTTCTTCGAACATTCCCTTGGGACTCTTGGCAGTAGAACCGTCTTCAGTTTGAGTTACAAATTGATAGACATTTTCTTTGGTCTTCTGGTCAGTTGTAACCTTAGTGAAAAGCACTACAGTGAACAATCCTTCAAGAGTAATAGTGTTGTCAATCATTGCTCCTAAAGTCTTCATCTTACGACGACTTTCTTTTGCTACAGTTTCATCATGCCACAGGAAGAACACTTTTAAATCTGATCTGAGTGTTCTAGCACAATTCATAATGTCCCAAATATGCCTAGCAAGGTCAGACCACTTCTCGTAGCCTTTCTCTGTTGACCTACTCATAGCATCATAAGCCATAGTAAACTGTCCGTCATCAAGTACCAGTTGTTTAATTTCTGGACGCTTAGTGTTTACGTAGTTAAAAATCTTAACAATCTCTGCAGATTTATCAGCCTCAACATAGTTTCCTGTGTTATTAGCTGGGTCTGCCTTAGTGTAAATAGAACGCCAACCTTTAAAAGGTAATGGCTTTCCAATGGTGTTAACAATAAATGTAGTCTTAGGGTCTAAGTGTTCTATTGAGGTTGATTTACCTTCACCACTTGGCCCAACTACAGCTATTAAGTCGCTCATACTCAGTCTTTTACAATTTCTGCGTCCGATTTCCAGACAAACGCCATTATGCACCCATTGACTCTAATACAGTATTCATCGCGCTTACAATGTAATACCTCATAGACTTCTCCGAGTTTAATGGTGTCTTTCAAACAGTCGCACACTTTAGTAATTTTTACTTTCTTAACTGGTTCCATATTTCTTAATGTTTAGAATTCTTAAATAATCAGTTTCTGTCATTTCTTTAGCTATGGGAAGTTCCATAAAAAGGCCTCCCTCGCCGAGAAATGCCATTCCAATTACAACATTACTCATACCATCTCTAGCTTTAACAATCTTAACTGATCTAAAGCGATCCTTTAATCTTGAAATGTCATAGCCACGATATGAAGTCATTTCATATTGGAATGGATTTGTTATTCCTATTACATAATCACTAGCATGCACCACATCCGCTGAATCTCTGGTATCCCCAAGCTGCACATCTATGCTTCCGGCCTTCAATCTATCAATAGATTCACTAGCTCTATTTACTTGCTGACACATTATGTTAGTTATTCCATAACGAAGCTTGTCATCAATAATGTAATTAGTTAACTTATCTATTAATCCTTTTACAGTTGTAATTTGTGACTCTGATTTCTGTAGTGCAATGTGATCCTGTAAGCAAATTAGATAGTGGTTTGGATGATTTGGAACATAATGACTGAATTGTTTTACAATCTTAGGTTGCCCGTCTTCAGTAATCTCCAAGTCTTTAAAGAACTCCTTACCATTAGCTAATGCTCTGGCTTTGATTTGCTTATGAATCCCAGTTGGATTGGCAGATGTGAAAATACTTACCACGCTTTCAAACTCTTCGAAGTACTTTCTAGTCTTTAACACGAGATCAAATATCTCTTGCGAAATTCTATTTTTACCCCTGCTTAAAATCATGTTTACATCGGTCAAAATGTGGTAGTCTTTAAAGATTTTACGAGCCATTGCTTTAGTAATAAGAATGTCAGCGCTCATCTCCATTGACCATAATAATATCTCTAACTGAATGTCAACCCCAGCTTCCCTTTGTTTTAAATAATGATCATAAGGATTCAAAACAAATGATGCTAGTGCAAAGGCAGTCTTTCCAGAACCAGTGTTACCAGCAATGTCATAAATTGTACCTTTCTGAACTCCGGGAACCATTTCTTGTAGTCTTGGATAACCCATAAAGAGGCCCTCATTCCCGCCAATACGACCACTTTCAATACTTGTAATTACCTTATCTATTATCATCAAATAGATTGACTAAAATCACTAGTTTGATTAAATGTTCCAGCTGCTACGTCTTCTAAAATTGAATGCAATTTACTAGTTACATTACCTGAATCATCTTTCTTTTGCACAAAATAATCAGCCTGCATCAAATACTTGTAACTAGGTGCTTGCGATTGCACATAGAGTTTTGCTGCTTCAAGAATATCAGCCTTTGTGAATTGGTCATAAGCAGACAGGAATCTGGTCATCTTGTCAACGCAAGCTGCTCTATCTCCCATAGAGCCCACACGTTTACCTTTGAAGATTCCCCTGTACTCATCAATCCAACTCTCTACTTCAGACTCTAATATTTCATCATCATCGAGATTCAAGCATTCTATGAATTGTTCTCTAACTTGAATTCCATCTGGGAATTTAGGAGATGTAACTTTCACCCAGCCTCCTGATTCAAGTATTTCAATCATTTCACGTAAGAACACTTCTCCGAGACCAAACTGTGTGTCTAAAATAGTTATCAAAGTCTGATATTCTTTCTTGTAAAGCAACCAAAGAGTGAGGTACTGGTCAATTAGTAGCCCACTCTTAAGTAACGAATTAACGTTTATTGGAATTTGTTTTAACATTATTTAGCTTGTTAGGACTTGGTCTTAAAACCAACAGTCTTTTTGGGTTTTTCATAGGTTTTCAAGTTCATTATTTTATCAATACAGAACTGTTTTATCACATCTAATGTGTTGCCCTGTAATTCAATAGCAAACTCTTTAACCTCTTCTTCTGAACAATGTTCTGACAGCATTCTCATCATAATTAACTGAACGTCGCTAATAGATTGAATTCCTTCAATGTTTAAGCAATATTTGAATCTTGATGGGCGATACTTTATTGCATCTGGGATTTCATCTATGTAGTTGGTAGTCGCAAGAAAAATACAGTTACTTATTGATGAGTCACCATCTAATATTCTTTTTAATAGTCCCTCACCCTCTCTTTTTAGTAGTTGATCAATTTCTTCAAATACGACAACTATTGGGTTACTTTGAATTCTTCTAATGTTGGTAATGAAGTCCCAGCATTTAATAATATGATGTGGCTCAGTTCCTTCAAAGTTAAATATTATTGCTTTGTGATTTACTAACGCTTGGTCACAATAATACTTGCCAATAGTAGATTTTCCAGTTCCTTCTTTTCCATGAAGTAGAATTCCTATTTTATGATTAAATCCCAACTTTTCTATTCTTTCTACTACTTTAGGATTAAAGAATGATTTAAATAACTGATCTATTTTATCTCTATCTGGAAAAGCATGGATTTTAATAGTTTCCACACTTTTAACTTGCTTTACCTGAACTCGATAATCTGGATGATCTAGGTAACAGACAGAGTAAGTACCACTATCCAACTGTTTAGTGCTCTTAATAGTGTCGTAGTTGGAAAAAATTACTTCTGAGTTTTCTAAGTAACTAAATGACTTTAAATCTCCGGTGTTTTGCTGTGCCATTTTTAAATTTTTCTTTAGTTATTAATATTCTCCACAATTCTTTACTGTGGCTTTCGAGATATTTAATCACTTCTTCTGAATTAATCATAACCCAGTTGTCCATAAAGAACCATTACATCTTCAGTGTCTGCAGCTAACATTGATGCTTCAAAGATGTCATCCATCTTGAAGTTATCCTCTGGAAACTCTGCTTGTAGTAGTTCGAGTAAATGATTGTTGTTTTCTTGTTTTCCATAGAGACTTTCTATTAGGTCGATTGCTAATGAAGTTACAACCTGTCGTTCATTGCTAATATTTTCCATTAAAGACCTCCTGTGATGTTAAAATAGTGAAATTATCAACCTCTAACTCTCTTGACATACTGTTGAACCAGACTTCCGACTGCGTGTTTTTGATTTTCAAAAAGTAGATGTCTGCAGTCTGATCAGCAGAAAGTCTGTGCAACCTTCCGATACGTTGTGTAGCTTTAACGTCAGAGCCATTAAACGTTTCTATGATGGCTTTATTTACTCCAACCATATTCATCCCCAGTGTTAGTGAATAACACGATCCTAGAGCCCTAAACTCACCTTCATTGAACCGTCTGATTAGTTCTGAGTTTACCGCTTTCTTCTGTTTACCATAAACTGTGTAATCACCAGTAATCTTTCTAGCTTGTTCTGTGAGTTCTGAGAAAATCAGAATCTTATTCTTCTTATCTTGTAGTAATGTAGTAGTAAGTGCTTTGGTGATTTCACGAGATGACCTTAGACCTAATAGAAACTCCCTACGAACTCTAACAGACCAGAGATACTTTCTAGCTGCTGCGGTTTTCAGTGGATCACCAGTTGTTCCAGCCATCCATATTGCAGCATCTTTAAAGTAGTTAGTACTTCCAGCATCAGCCATTAATATTTCCGCACTAGACATGTAACCACTTAGTTTTTCATACTGCTCTTTTTCAGGCACAACGAATGAGTGCTTTGGTCTCTTAACATAGTACTTGAAGTTGTTATCTAACTCATGTTCTATTACAGTGAATTTTGTTTTGTTAAGAATACCATCCTTCTCACCATCTAAGTACTCATAGATAATAGGAATGTGAAGGTCATACAGTGCTTGCTTATCTTCTTTACGAAAGACATCTGTGGTAGCTGTAAGACCAATCTTGAAGATTGATCTTATGTTGTTAAATACTGCACTGTAGGCTGGCGTGCAAATCGTGTGGACCTCATCGTAAACTACCAAAGTAGCATACACACTGTGATCCTTGTAGATACCTTGAATTGTTTCAATGTAAATCCATTGCTCCCAACCTTTGTCCATCCACTTATTTAACTCTTCCTCCCAATTCTTAACCAAAGAGGTTAAAGGCACAATAATTAAGACTTTCTCCATCTGATCTTTAAAGTAGTTGATGAAGTCACAAACTATTTTACTTTTACCAACCCCCGTACCAACTCTTAACGTACCTATCCCATGAGCTTCTTTTAACTTTTCTAGTGCTTCACTTTGAACCTCGGCTCTGTCTTTCATTTTAGTTGTTTTAGTTTAGATATTTCCTTATTAGTTTAAAGATTTCACCAATATCAGTGAACCTAAAATCTTGGCCTTTCATTACTGGTGTTAGTCCGATACAGAATCCATGCTCAGATTCAAACTTTTCGGTTACTCTTTTACCATTGATTTTACCCAAGTAAATCCAAGGATAGTTAGCAAAGAGTTCCACTTCAATATTTAGACGCTTTAGACGTCTAACAAAGTCTGATATTCTTAGATGTGTGGTCATGGTTACATTGTTAGTACTTGATAAGAACAGAATAATATGACTATCATCAGTTCGATTATAATTTCCCAGTCCTCGTCAATCATGGGGTGAGTTTATTACGCACCGCTTCTGCTCCCTTGATGAACCCCGCTCGATAACCTTCGGTGTAGTTGAGGCTATCGTTTATTATCTTTGAGTTATGGCACATTTCGGCTATCTCCTCGTCCGTAACCACCCTCTGCTGTGAGGAGAACTGTAACTTGCAAAGCAATGCGTGAATGTTGTACAAATCAGAACCATCCAACTCATAACGACCTTCCATTGCTTCGTGTACGTTGGTGATTTCGTTGTGTAGTTCCGATTGGTTTACCGTCACCTTGCTCTGGTTGGCGAACTCAATCACAATATCCATAATGTCATCAAGAACGCTATCGTTATCGTAAATAGTGAATGGCGATTCACCATCTTCGGCAGTACCTAATACGATCTGACCTATTCGTTTTCGCATCATCTCCGCCCCCTTGTCGCTGTTGTCGGTGGTGGTGATGGCAAATCCATCCAGTAATTCATTTGAAGCATCATAAAGCGATTCACCCCACAACATAGTAGTTTGTTCATTTACAAGCAAATCAGGCTTTCTTAATGCCTCCCCTATATGCTTAATTCGGGCAAGTAAGGTATTTCTCCAATGGTCACTACCCATCTCTGAATTAGTGGTTGATGTTCCCGGTTCTCTTTTCATGGTTTTTGGTTGTTGATAGTTTCGATTAATCTCTTTTCAAGCCACTCTACATAATCATCCGTATATGCTCCGGTAATTGGGTCTATTGCGATTATTGTTTGAGTGGGGTCGTGATCAAACTCGTCTTGTAATTCTCTTGGTGTCATAATGGTTTCTGGTTGTTAGATTGGTGTTGTTTGTTGAATAATTGAGATGCATGCAATTCTAAATTTATATCCCGGCTTTGAATGTTTCTTTTCAACATCCATTTTATAATGCTTGATAGCCATCTTTAATCCTAATTTTGCATCCTCTAAATCATAAACACCATTTATTCCGGTTTGCTGCCAGCATATTCCAGATGCGGTAAATGTGTTTCTTATTCCCGGCTCATTAGGTCTTATCTCAGGTGAACCGTAAATAGACATTGCCCACTCATCTGTTTTTGGATATAAATGCTGAATCACATAGATTTTGTATGCTCCGTCATTTCTTAACATCATTTCCCCCTTTCGTTAAATTCTTTCAGTAACTCGGTGGTGGTCTTTGGCCCGATTGTGTGGTGAATCGAAACATGGTGATTTTTTCTCCACGCTGACCATCCATTATCGTAATACCAATCAATAAACGCCACCTGTTCCGCTTCGATGAGTGAGGTGAGGTCTTGTTCAAATACTACCGATCTGGTATGATAGCGTGGTGCGTGCTTGTCGATAAATTCTTGTTTCTTGTTCATGGCTTATTTGTTTAGTGTTTTCCATTCTTTATCTGCGGCTTTCATTGCCTTCTTAAAAGCAGGGAGTGTTTCGGCTGTAAGTTTGTTTGTTTTATGCCATTCTTCCGATGCTTCTCCACGGAACTTAGCCATTGATATAGCCTTTGCGTGTTTTATGCGCTGAAACTCTCTGTTTTCGTAATATTCCTTATCTGTCATGGCTTATCAATTAAAGTTACTTTTTCAAATCCCACCCATTGGGAGATTCCTTGTTTGCGAATTTCAAACGTTGCTTCACCAAAATCAATACTCCAAATAATGTAGGTACTTCCGGCGTATTCTGCCCTCATTCCTTTGCGGAACTTTGTAGTGTCAAATTCTTCTTGTGTCATATTACTTCTGATTTAGGTATTCGGCGTAACACTCTTCCGTCGTCTGCATTGATTTAGATTGATATGTTCTACGCCAGCCTTTTATTTCGTCATACTGTGATATTGGCTTTCGATTCAAGCCCATCCATTCTGAAAACCCAAGCGCATGTTCCTTCAGTTCGGCGGTGGTCTTTTTATTACCCTTTGCGGTTACATAGGGGTCTTTGTGCCACTTATTAATGCTTGGCTTCCATTCATTTTTTCTTATCCATTCAGCAAAGAGTATTTGTTCTTCTTCTATAATGGATTTAATGTCTTGCTCTGCATCTGCAAACGAGTGCAGAATATACTTCTTGATGAATTCTTGTTTTCTGTTCATGGCTTATCAATTTTAAGTGTTACTTTTTCTCCGTGAGTATAGCAATATGTCTTGAATTTACATTTGCCAGATTTACCGTTACAGGGGTCATAGTCTTCGCAATCCTTCCCACACTTAACATCATCATCTTTGGAGCATACTGTATCTATTGCTTTACACCAAAAATGATGCAAACTTTTATCAACTTCTGCTTCAAAGACTTCCATTTCCGGAATACCATTATCCTTCATGTCGGATAAAAAATACTCTTTTTCGTGGCACCACTCTGAATCACTATTCCTGAAGTAAAGTTTTTTCTGTGTCATATTACTTCTGATTTAGGTATTCGGTGTAAAGTTCCTTTGCTAATCTGTGGTCATAAATTGGGCCTGTGCAATGCTTCAGAAACCCCAGCGCATGAGCCTTGAGTTCTGCGGCGTGGGCTGCTTTAAACTTGTCAGCACATTCCTTGCAGATACTCGGCCCCTTTGGGCCAAAGAAAGTAGATTGGCATACAACACAAGTGCGCTGATAAATGCCATCCTCACTTGCGGGATAGTCTTTAGGGGATAAGTCTGCAAAGTTTCTACCCTCTTTCTTCGGCGGATTATGTTCTGATGGGCCGTAACGGACTGGTTCGGTTGGGTTGTAAACTGCACCACACTCACAATGATAGTGTGCTATTCCATTCTCGTGATACCTTATTGAACTTCCACAATTCCAGCAGCGTTCCGATGGGTTGGTTGGGTTGGTCATTTGGCTACGTTTTTAGGTGCGAGTATTACGTTGTCATTATCATCAATCTGATAGCAATAGGGGCAGTAGTGAATTTCACGAGTGTCTCCATGTATCCATCCAGATTCACTTGCTACATCCCACGCAGATTCCTTATCGTTCCAACAAGAATAATCTGCATTATCCCCTGAACTTTTACCGCAATTATCACAAATCACGGTGAACATTGTTACTTCTTTTATCATTTTTTACCTCCCTTTGAATTGTTCGTGATACTGTTTCATGGCAGTGAGTGCCCATTCATCAAATAACTCCTCAGATGTTCTTTCATCAAATCCAATTAGATTATGGCTTTCACGTTCGTAATCCCGAATTGAATCAAGAAACAGAATACAACCGTTCTTTAATTGTCTTTCCACATTCTGAGCAACAATTTTAGACATGGTTTTGTTAGCTTCCTCCAACACACTTTCAGCCGTCTTGGGTTCGGGATGGGTGGTTAAGGTTCTTAAGCAAAATTTGCAAGTCACTTTTGATTTATCTTCGGTGTGCAGAACATCAGTAGTGAAGTATTTACCGCAATTAACCATTGTGCTTCCATGCTCTCCATACTTTGAATAATGTACTTTATTCATATTGTCTATATTTAAGTTGGTTTGTAAATTCCTTGAGCAATGAAACAACCCACACGGCATTTAGATGTTCTCCGTCTCTAAAAAGTTCTTCTGGGGTTTTCCCATTGTTTTTCATAGTAATAAATTCTTCTGCCGTCATCGGATAGGGTTCTGCGGATTGATAAAGATTAAACGACTGGCACGAAACACACGCCTCAGACACACACCCATCACAACTCTTCGGGGTGGATACAGGTTTACTTGCCCACTCAGCACCTTCAGTGAAAGCAACTACTAAATCAACTTGTTCACTCTTAGGATATCTCCTATTAGCTTCTTCTAATATCTCTTTTTTCATGTTAGTTTAAATTGAGTTGCATAAATTGTTTAGCGCAAATTGTTCTACCAACATCGTTAGTTCTAGTTGGTGGAAAATATTTGCTTAAATCGTTGTAATAGATAATTAAGATGTGTTTCATACTCCAGTTCCAATTAAGGCTACAAACCATTGAATAAATACATAGATTGTTAAGGCAAAGAAGGCCAGCATTAATAGCTGACCTGCTCGCTCAAGAAATGTTAGACGTTTCATATTTTCTTATTTAGTGATTCCAATGTTTACCCATTGTAGTAGTTACTTTAACCGGCACTAATGTTATGTGCTTAGATATTGTCTCAATCATAATACGCTCTTGAGTTTCTTTCCACATTTCAGCAATACTGTCTTCAGCCTCACTTAATATTGCATCATGAATCTGTAGTAGCAACTTAACATCATAACCTTTATTGTCGATCTCTCTTTGCAGATTAATAATACACTCCTTTATTAAATTCGCATTCATGGCCTGCATCGGGAGGTTCATAGCTTCACGTTGAGTTTCTCCAATAGTTTTCCAATCATCTTCTTTTAAGTTTGGAAACCATCTGATTCTCTTGTAGTGCGGATCACTCCTGATTTGACCATATGTTACAGCTGTAGTAGCTAACATATCTAGGAACTTCTTTAGCAGCGGTAGCGCAGCAAAATACTTTGCTAGTAGTGCTTTAGCTTTCTCTTTAGGCACCTGAATTCTATCTGCTAGAGTAAATTCATTTCCACCATACATTGCTAAAAATGAGCAGCTCTTGCTAACAAAACGGTAAGTGTAGTTTGGTCTTTCTGGAAATGGTTTGTTAACGTCTTCCATTTTAATGTCAAACATTAACACTGCAGTTTCAGAGTGAATGTCACCACCAGCATTTAATATTTGAATCCATCTTGGCTCTTTAGAGAACTGAGTTGCAATAGCAATTTCGAATCCGCTCACATCTGAATCTATTAATGTGTAGCCATCTCTGGCAATGAAGCATTCTTTGATTTTAGATGCTAATTCTCCGTGAGCTGGAATCTGTTGCATCGGCGGTTCTGAAATTGATATTCTACCAGTACTCAACACCTGCCAGATATTCCCGTGAATTCTTCCAGTTGCTTTATTAATGTTCTTAATGAAATCCTCTCCAAATGTGTTAGCAAATTTAGAGTGCTTACTGAATGTTATTAATTCTCGAACAATGTCGTGTTTCTTATGTCGTTGTAACACCTTGTCGTTAACTCCATCTACCTTAATGCCCATGATATTTAAGATATCTTTCTTTTGAGCCGGTGATCCCCAGTTAACTAGTGTCTTCTTTTCTTCAAAGTCAAATAAATTCAATTGCTTGTTTACAAGTAAGTCAAGTTCGGGAGTCTTCTGTGCTTGTTTTATTAACAGATCATCTAATGTGTTAGATATCTTAACAACCTCAGCATCTACGAACTTAGCTACTTCTAACCATTTTTTAGAATCAATTAGCATCCCATTAAACATCATCAACATGAATGGATATGCTACCTCATTCTCTAACCTAAGTGTTTCTTCAAGTTTACACTTCTTAATTTCTTCTAGTTGTTTCTCTCTAATCTGATGCAGAAATTCAACGTCTCTAGCGGCGTACCTTATTACCTCATCAGTTAATCCAACTCTATGAATTCTACCTCTTACTTCTTTACTGATGATTACGTTAAGGTGTTTTAAAGCCACGTCTTCAAGACCTAAGTTTCCTTCTTTGGTTGTGAACTTAGTGGCAAATAGACACTCAGCTAAGAATGTGTCATAGATATTCTTAATGTTGATTCCAACAGTCTTCAACCACTTTCCATCGAAAGCATAATTATGATAGAGAGTCAATTTGCTCTCCATTAATTCTTTTACTAATAACACATCAACAGTAGTAGCATCTATTACCCATTGATGTGTAGCATCACCTAACTGCAAAGTAAGCAACTTACCGTTGAAGCAATCGAACGAATTAGTTTCGGTGTCGATTCCAATAGATTCTTTATCTCTAAAGTACTCTATCACATGCTGACAATTCGACTCTAACGTAATTCCCTCTCCAACAGTAAGTTGCTGACCAGTAATCAAAAATACACTCATCCTACGAATTTAGGACTACAAAGATAAGAAATTAAAGTGTAACTCCAACAAATTCTTCATATTTGTTGATAATTTCTTCAATTTCAGAACGACGAAATCCTCTTTCCATGAAAAGAAAGTTCTCTTCCATTGATTGTCCTGAGTTAAAAATCTTAGTTTCATAAAGATTCTTAATAGCGCTCAATAATTCAACTGCGTCTTTCTTAGAGTAAGTCTGACATCCACATTTAAGGATTCCAGTCTTCATGACTTCAATGTCAAATGCACTGTGCTCAATGTAATAATCTGAACCAGTTACATTGACCTTAACACTCTTCGGTTCAACCACAACATTCAATGCTTCAATTGCTGCATCCCAATCTTGTGGGAGATTGTAAATATGTTTGCTAGTTTGTTGTGTTAAAGAGAATCCCTTTTCAATATTTCCTCTTACTCCACACCATTCTCCAGAAGAACAGAAGAAGAATAACCTACTAGCTGCTTCTGCTTCACTAAATACGTTAAACTTACTAACGTAAGTCCACCCTTTAGCTTCAGCCTCTTCTTTAAATGCTTTGTAAAGTGCAAAGCTACTTGCTTTTACTCCAAACTCTTTCAAATCTTTCATACTTGTTGTTGTTTTAGGTTGTTTTACTTTAACTGGTTCTGGTAATGTAATT